GGCTGCATCAACGCTTCACGTTCAGCGTAAGCCTTGGACTCAATGTCTCGAATGCCGGCCTGAGTCTGCTTTTGAAACTGAGCCAACAGGTCAGCTTGAATGTTTTTTCTCGATGCTCCTTTTGGCGTGGGAGCCTTTTTGTAATCTGCTGACTTCTGAAACGCCTTCAGTTCTACGTCTCTCTGACGCTGGTAATCTGCTATGTTGGCTTTTGTAACATCAGCAATACCAGTAAACTGAGGAGACTGTTGAAGCTGATAGAGAGCACGTTGACGATCTGCTTCACCACCAAGACCAGCAAGTGCCTGCATTCCTTGCAGTGCTCCAGGTCCGGTCTGAATGTATGGCTGCGTTAAGTCGGGCCTGCCGGCCTGAATGTAAGGAGAAAGAAGTTCACGAATGGCATCAAACTGCCTGCGCTGTTCATCAACAGCTTGGCCCTGAGATTTGGCCTGCGTAGCAGCGGCAGACCTAGCGGCGGATGCTCCTTTGGCACCTGACAAGGTTGAAGCTCCAGCACCTAATGCGCCTGCTGCTAAAATTGCTGTTCCAGTTCCAATTGCCATACTAATTTAGTCGTTTAATGTAAACTGTCTCAGAATGTTGGTATCCAATTCTTTTCAGAAGTGGGCTAAAGTCTTTAGAGGCAGTTACATGCTGTGTTACAAATAACACCCCATCTTCCTTTAGTTGTTCGTCACACCACCTCAAAAATCTAGAGGCATTGAATCCGCTCCTTACGTCTGGATGCAAAAACATTACGTCATGTTGAGCGGTGGGTTTTGCGTACTCTGGATGAACAATAACAGCAAAAACATTGTAGCCTTTAAGCACTCCATTCTGTCTGAGTGTGTAAAGGCGCAGCATGTCATTTGAGTCCAAGCTCTCATACATCTCTCTTGGAACTCGAATCCTAACATCTGCGATCACCCCTCCAATCTCCCTGTTGTGCATCTCTCCAAGTGGCAAGGCTTCAGCCTCGAACTCTTTTGTGAAGCGTTCGCGCTGAAATTCCACCTGTGCTGATGCAGATGCAACCATGCTAAGTGATCTCCCTCCCAGAAGCAGTAATAGTGAGCGCAGTAGCAGTCCCTGCCAGAGTGGAAATGAATCCGCCGGCTTCGAGCACCTGACCAACCAGTTCAGGACACAGGTAAGTCTCCCCAGGCACAATCGAGCGAGTCTTAACGATCAGGTTGGAGTTGCCAGCAGAGCCACCAACGGCGATCAGGTTGACAGAGAACGTCACGTTCGCAGTGTTCGTGTTTGTCACCGTGAACTTGTCGATGATCGTCTTACAGTTCGTAGCCGTGTACTGGGCAGTCTGAGTGTTCTCAGCCTGTTTCGGTGGAATGATGTTTTTGACTGTGACTGCCATAATTAAGAGATGTTGTCGGTAACAGTAAGGATCAGCGAAGGAATCGCTGGGACCGGGGGACTTGCTGCCGAGGCAAATATCTGGCAATCGAGGTCATCTGTACTCCAGACAAGCTCGAAGTAGTCTCCGGCATTTACTGGCAACACAAAGTTCCACGCGGCAACTGTCTCTGCGTTGTTGCCTTGAATGCGAACTTTAGTCGCACTATCTGGAATGTCAACGCCGTTGATTCTGGGCCAGATAAAGACAGATCCTATTCCTCCAGATATTTTGTCGAGTTGAGCTGAAAACTGAAAGTTGTAAAAGCCTTCAGTATCAATGTAGACACGGCTGTTAGGAGTGCCGATGTAAACGCCATACGAGATATCTGTCACGTCCAGCGTCATTGGATACGCCGTATTGATGACAGTGGCAGTCTGGAGTTGAGTGCTGTGAAACACTCCGTACCGTTTACGCCTTACCTCGTTGATGACAGGAGGCAGAATATCAGGCTGCTGATTCACCACCGTGACAGGAGGAACGATGTCAGTCTCAGGAAATGCAGGGATGCTGTTTGGTGCCAGTGCCAGCAATTCAACAGCGTTTGCCAGTCTGTCTATAGCGGACAATGCCTGAACAGCCTTAGAATCGGCATTCTGTGCGTTTACAGAGACTTCCTCGATGACAGCGGCACTGTCATTCAGGCTGGACGGAATGAGAGCGAAAAGCTGCTCAAAAGCCCGGATGGCTCGCTGAGATGGCAAGAACTCAGCCAGCTCGTTACGAGTGATCTTGTACGGCCCCTCGATCATACAGCGAGCGGTTCAACTCTGGCCTCTAGTCTTGCCACGGCAAGCTGTGCATCACTTGTGCCACGAAACTTCTGTGCCCTCCACTGGCGCATACGTCCCTGCTGGAGCCATGAGAGTCTCTTGCCACGCACGCCAGTCAGGCCGGCCTTGCACACACGTTCCTGACTCCAAGTTAATCCATCCTCCGTGTAGGAAGTCCAGATACTCGGATCGGCGCCAAAGATCGTGTTTCCAGTGAGTGCAACCAGTTCCATCTCATGGAAGATCAGGCCACGGCTTTCGTTGTACAGGATGATGGTCGCAAACTCCCAGCCATTCAGTACTCCCCAGTGCGAGGATAGCGAGTCGCTCAGGTAGCCAAAGGCAGTACTGGCAGGGTCTCCCACGTTCCAGCGGTTGTACACCCACACCAAGTTCTTCGCCCGATATTGGCCATCACCAACGAGGCTGGTTGCCAAAGTGAACCAGACAGGAGCACCGGCCAGAGTGGTCGCAGCGGCATCAAAGACCAGCGTCTGGTTAGGTAGATGGATGTACAGATGGCGATACCCCTTGTCTACGCGGGCCTCGACAAGCACGCTGGATAACTCTTGCTCTGTAAACTCAGTAAGCAGTTGGTCAATCTCGCGAGTTGCAATGCGTTCCGCGTTGCTACCAGTAATCAGCCACACTGAAGGAGCCTCGTTCCGGGCACCGCCAATGAAGGCGATAGACTCCATGAAGTTGCAGCAGGCATGAGTGCCAATGACTCCACGCTGCACCTGGGCGCCTTCTACGCGCTGAAACGGGAACAGGGAGCCTCCCACGTTGTCGAAGACTTCGATGGTGTGCCGGTTGAGCGCGTAGACCTCGTTACGGACCTTTAGCAACGCGACTACAGGGTCAGGATCAGCTTCAGCAGAGCCGTACTTTAGCGGGTTGACTGAGAAGGGGTCGTTAAGTTCTGTGACGATCAAGAACTCCCCGTCTGTGGTCATAAAGTACCCGTCCACCCAGACCACATCGACAACAGTTCCCAAATCGGGATCAGTGACCTGTTGCAGCCCTGTACTTGGACGGTACAGATACAGCTTCCCGCCTGAGGCAATTGCCAAGTAGTCGAACGAGTAGTCAAACGTGACCTGACCAGTGCCTCCTACGTCACCTATGACAGTGACTACGTTCGTACCAGAGATGGAAACCAGCTTAGTGCCCATCACGCGGTACAACAGCCCTTGCCACTCGATGGCTCCACGATCAATGCCGGGACCAGTGCCTAGGCTTACGATTCCGTCAGCAGGGCGAAAGTAGCCATCAGAGATGCCTGACTTCAGGATGACAGGCACCATATTGCGCGGATACTCCACGCGGAAGTCCCCAGCGGTGCTCGTGTAAATGCCGGTGAGGATAGGGACTTGCATTACTTCTTCTTCGCTGTCTTGGCTGACGCCTTAAAGGCTGCCGCAGTAGGGGCGCCTTTAGATCCAGGCTTGCGCATCTTCTCCTTGCTGCCGGCCTTGATGCGTTCGCGCTTCTCGTGAATGTTTTTGTAGAGTCCGTCTTTCATTTGCATTTCCAGCGTTTAAGGCTTGCTGCTTTGCGAGTAGGATTGCCCTTCTCGTCTTTCATGGGACCAGGCATCCCGCTCATGCGAGCACAGAAAGACTTCTTACGCCCTTCGTCTGCCTTGGTCTTGGGATTAGGAGCAGGAGCCTTCAGGTTACTGCCAGTCTCGCGGTTGTACTTGGCGCGTCCCTTGGCAGTCAGCCCTGCCCCCTTGGAGACAGGCAACTTCTCACCCTTGGACACTGAAAGGTTTACCTGCTTCTTTTTCATTGTGGGTGAACTTGTTGTTCGAGAGCAGAAATTCGTTGAGCCAGGGCGTCAAGCTGGGCAGAAAGCCCGGTGACTTGACCTACACCGTGACTGTGCGAGGCAGCGGCAAAGTCTGCTGCGTTAGAAGTGATGATGTCGCCACAGCCTACAAGATCCAAAGGAGTGTGCTGGTGGTCGATCACGGCTGCGCCAATCGAGGTGGGCGTGATGGCATCAGGCTGGCCGGCAGCATGGGTGGCCGCATGAGGCGCTGCAATTGCTAAGATCTTGCGAACGAGACCAGTTTTGAGCTTGGTCCAGAGAGAACCAGTGGAGGCGTCGATAGCCAGTTCTCTGACTGCAACATCTGACGGACTTGGGGCAGATCCATCGTTTACTTTGTTATTCAACAGAATCGTTGGCATGGCTTCCATTTAGCACTAACTCAAAACAAATCAAGCCGCCGGATCGGACAGCGGCTTGAAATGTGTGAGTGTTACTGAGGATTGGCTGCGTCGTAAGCGGCCTGCGCGTCAGCTTGCGAGCTATATGCTGTCGAATTGTACGCCCATTGATTTGCATATGTCCCCAAAGTGCCGTAGTACTGGTTAACGCCAACATTTGAGGCAAGCCATGCAGGATATTGGTCATCATACGCAGCCGCTGTTGCGGACATGTTGTTTGGATATTCAGACTGGTTGTACACCCACTGACCATTCTTTTCTCCAAGACCACTGTACTGATTAACACCAGAATTTGCCGCCAACCATGCGGCGTAGTCGGCAGCCTGCGCTTCAGCCTGCGAGTTATACTCAGTCGAGTTATGCGCCCACTGTCCGTTTTTGTAGCCAGAAACAGTGTACTGATTTACACCAATGTTAGCAGTAAGCCATGCTGCATACACGGTTTCTTGAGAGCCTTCAACAGTAACAGTGCCAGTAACTGTCCCGTTGTTAACAGCAGTTGCGGAAAACGTAGCGTCGCCACTGATTGTAGCGCCTGCCTTGTTCTCAGCAGTGCCCTCAAACACGGCATTGCCAGTCACTGTACCACTGTTCGCGGACCCGTCCTGAAACGTGACATTCCCAGTGACAGTGCCAAAGTTTTCTGAGCCAGCGCCAAAAGTGGCGTCACAAACTATCGAGATAGATGGATTCATAGAGAAAGAAAGTGAAGCAGGGGCGCCATATTTCAGGCGCCCCCGCAGTGTGGTTATCGGTTAAACGCCACGCCGTTAAGCGTGATGATACCTGTTGTCCCAGTTACGGAACAAGTGAGGTTAGCCGAAGGCGTAGCCGTCGAGGTCAACGTCAGGTCATTAGACCCGATGTCGATGCTCTGTGGCTCGGTCCAAGTGTCCATGTCAGCAGACCCGGAGCTTAGTAGCGTCACGGCAGTGGTTCCGCTTGGAAGCTGCGTTGCCGCCTGAGTCCGGGCACTATCCCCAGACCAGTTAGCAAGCGTGCCCCAGTCGTTCCCTGAGCTGGCATAGAAATAGGCACCGATCACGGGAGTGGAGCCGCCTCCACCACCCCCGCCATTAAAACCCGAGAAAGTCCCCCCGTCCAAAGTGCTGTTCTCAGTGAGAATTACACCCGAATCGGTAGGAACGGAACCGGCGCCGATCAGGCCACCAGTGATGTTCACGTTGTTTGCATCCTGTGCAGACATCGTGCCCAAGCCAGCAATCGAGCCTTCTGCGCTCGTGAGGCGAGAGTCAAGGTTCTGACCTTCGAGAGTCGCAACCCGGTCACTCACGTCTTCGATGTCGCCTTCAAGCGAGCTCTGAGCAGAACTAACAGCCGAACTGATCTTGCTGTCCACTTCAGCGGACGAGTCAACGCTCAGGTTCGAACGGGAAGCCGCTGCGTCAGCAAGATCGCCAAGGTTCGCAGAGATCTTCAGGGACGCATCAGCACCAGCCTGTGCCGTTGCAGCAGCCGAAACTGCGCTATCAGCAGTGGACTGCGCGGCGTCAGCAGCCGATTGGGCTGCGTCTGCGGCAGACTGAGCTGCATCAGCGGCGCTCTGGGCAGCGTCGGCTGCGCTCTGAGCAGCTACAACGTCGCTCTGAAGAGTGTCAATTTCGCCTTCAGCACCCGAAAGACGGCTGTCAAGGTTCTGCCCTTCCAGCGTGTCAACGCGGGAGGAGACAGCAGCGATGCTGGAAGCCAGCGCGGTTGCAACGTCAGAGCCAGCGGCCAGGGCGTCAGCAATTTCCTTCAGGGTATCGAGCGTCGCAGGACTCCCATTGATGAGAGCGGCGATTGCTGCGTCCGTGTAGGCGTCAGAAGCGGACTTGGAGGTGGAGATCTTGCTGTCAACTTCTGCGCTGCTATCAACGCTGAGGTTGGTGCGAGCAGTCGAAACGCTGGCGAGGTCGCTCAGGTTCGACGCGCTTTTGAGCGAGGCGTCTGCACCAGACTGAGCAGCAGCGGCTGCCGTCGTCAGCGTGTCAAGAGCGTCCTGGAGGCCGGTGACATCGGAGATGACGTGCGAATGTACAGCACGAGCGAACGCCGAGGCGCTCTCAAAGCTGATGATCGTACCATCGGTCTTTTTGATGAACAGCTTGCCATCGGCAGTGTTCAGGGCGATTTGGCGCAGAGGCAACTCTGCGGACGTTGGGACAACGCCAGACGTGGCGCTATACTTGAGTAGGAACTGATTGGCCATATTGGGTTTTGTTTGTTGTGCTACTGAGGGGAAAAGTTAAAAATAAGTTGTAACGACAACGATGCCATCTGCGCCATTTCCACCTGCGCCAGAGTTTCCAACATTGTCAAGACCTGCGCCACCGCCGCCGCCTGCGCCGCCATAAAGCCCGCCATTTCCCCCGTTGCCTGCGTTGCCTGTGACGCTAGATCCACCACCAGCACCTGCACTTCCAGCCGCAGCAAAGTTTGCTGTAACATTTGGAGCAGATCCACCATTTCCTCCAATAGCTCCTCCCGTTGCGGTACCGCCGCTCAACCAAGATCCAAGTGCAGTTCCACCGTTGCCGCCTGCAAATCCAACAGTTGCGGATGCGGGCAATCCGCCGCCAGCACCACCACCCGCCCCGGCTGGCGCAGAACTTGTGCCTCCAACTCCAGCGCCTCCTCCCCCTGTGGCTCCATTTGTTCCTTGGAACATGGCGCGAGCACTTGCGGATGCTCCAGCAGGGCCAGTTGCGTTTGTTGCCGCGCCTGCGCCTCCGCCACCAGTCACTTGTATCAAAGTGCCAAACGAAGAATTACCACCAGGGTTTCCAATATTTCCGTTAGTGCTGTTGGCTGTTACCGAAGCCCCGCCAGTCCCTCCAATTCCAACAACAACAGCTTCAGTTGCCCCCAGCAGCGAAGCAGAGATATTGCGAATGGAATACGATCCACCTCCACCTCCACCTCCACCCGATGCCTGAGTGCCAACACCAGCTTTTCGGCCAGATCCTCCACCGCCACCCGCAGAGATGACAACAACGTCAACAGCCACCGCTCCAGCAGGCTTGGTCCACGTTCCGTTAGAGGTGAAAACCTGTACGTTGGTCGTTGCCGCAACTCCCAGTGCTGTCCTTGCAGCAGCGTTGTTGGCTGCCTGCATGAAAGAGTCAATGTCTGCTGAAACCGTGAGATTTGGCATGGCTAGGGTCGAATGTAGATTGAGGTGCCGTCAGGGCGCCGGAACTCAGAAGTCCCGTCTGGACGCAGGTAAGTGAACGTAACTGGAGGTGGAGTCACTCCACCAGCAGTCGCAGGGGTCTTGGACCGGCGTCTGGACAGGAAACGGATCACAGGCCGATGCCTTGGATGATATGCAGTGAGCCAGCTCCACCGGGCGATATGAACGAGACAGTGTCATCGTCCTGGTCCTTGCCAATGCTCACCTGTGAGCCAACTAGCACGGGATACCCGGCAGTTGAAGCAGGTGCCCCACTGCCAGCGGTTCCCACTCGCACATACACGATAGTGGACCCAAGGTTGGTGAAGACAAGCGACTCAGAGGTAAGCCCCATGGTCACAGAAGCAGAAGTAACATTCGGCGTGACAGTGACGCCAGAATTGTAAGCGGGTTGAAAAGCGAGTCCCATAAAATCAACAGTTAGCCAACACGATACCAGTTCTTGAGGATCGGCTCAAACTTCATCAGAAAGAAGCCGTTTGCAGCCAGTGAAGAAGGTGCGCCAATCACGTTCGCGCCATTACCCAGCACAGTCAGTGTGCCAACAGACTGAGTGCAGTTTACCAGTACTTCTTGTCCTTCCTTGGCGTTGATGACTGCCGGCATCGTGATCGAGCCAGTAGCAAAGCCTGCTGTGGGCGTGATAATCAGCCACGCACTGGCGCTCTCAGTTGCAATAGCAACACTCCAGCCAGTAGAAGATGGAGCAAAGTACTGGAGAGTCTTGTCACCAAGAAGAGCTTCACCATTACCAAACTCTTCAGTGGTATTGATGATGTAATCGTAAACGGACTGAGCCAGCACTCGATAATCCTGTCCATTGACGTTGACGGCAAAGTTGGTCGAACTTGTTACCGTGTCGATTAGAGAAAGTCGTTCAATGGACATACTAAGAGTTCCTAAAGAGGATTTGACCGTTTGGCTGCACCTGTACTGGGTCCAGATTCGGCACGTCTACAAATACACGCTCAGTGCGCTTGTATCCAGCCCCAAGTGGCAAGGTTTTGTCGTACTGCAACTGAATCGGAGCCGCTGCTTGAATTAAAAGCTGGTCGTAGGTCAGCTTTGCATTGGCCTTGGTATCAGGTGATACCACCTTGCCGTAAGCAGGCGCCAGACGGACAGCCAGATTGAGCACCAAAGCCTCGTTGGCCTGCATGGGCGTATCAACTTGCTGGTCGATATTGCTGTCCCCTGGGCTGGCCGGCAGCGGATACCCGATACGGATATTCTTGAGATACCAAGAAGATACCATCAGATCGAGGCGCCTCAGTGCGCTATCCAGTTGATCTGCGGTCAGATCAAAGACATATGAAGCGAGTCCGATTTCCTCGAACGCCTGCTCAATGATCTGTTTCTTGGTGTATCCCATACTACTTCAAAGCCTCTTCGATCAGTTGCGAGATCTTCTTATCAGAAAACCTGCCATCAAACTTAATCCCAAGTTCAGTAGCTTTTTGCTCAAGCTCTTGACGAGTAGGGGGTGCAGTATCATCTGTTTCTGTGGTCGCTACAACTGGCGTTTCCTTTTTGGGTTCAATCGCTTCTGAAAGAGACGAAAACCAGCCATCTTTAATCTTGGCTTCCAGTTCTTCAGCGTTGTTGACTCCTGCAAAATCGTATGATCCCCCTGCACCTGAGTGCTTTCCGGGAACCCTGTAAACCATTAAGGGAAATTCCATTTACAGATTCAATACACAAAAGGGAGGGCGGAGTCAACCACCCTCCCCTGTGTGATTAAGGACTAAGCCTTAGGGCACCTGGCCAAACAGGATGATCCCGGTCATTTCGGGCTGCTTGTTGACCACACCGAAGATCGTATCTAAACGATAACGAGTCTTCATGGTGTTGATGTCGTATTGCTTCTGCATAACCAGTTCGATGCCCTGGTCAGTGGAAGCACGCATCACGTTAGCGCCGGCATCCGAGGGAACCGCATAACGGCCCGGCAGGATTTCGATCGCATCCTTCTGCCAGAAGCAGTTGATGGGAGCGGCGGCAGTGTTGAGCCACACGATGGCGCTGTTAGAAGCCTTCACGTTCACCACACAGTTCTGGTACTCAGCCGTTGCGGGCGTGTCGTTCTCAGACTGGTTGGAGATGATGGGAGGGCTGATGATCAGCGTGGTGCCACCGCCGGGAACGCCGATAACCCGGAAGGTCTTCAACTGGCCAGTGTCCTGCTTGGTGATGTGATGCACGGCATTGACGCCAGCGATGGTGAAGCAGTCGCCAACAGCCACGTTAGTGCTGCTCGACACGGTCACCGTCTGGTAGCGGTTGTCCACGTTGAGACGCTCAGAGGTGGTCGGGGACGAGGTCACTGCCTTGGGGATGTAGGCGTTCGCACCGGACGACGTGTTGATCGTGATGCTTCCACCACCAGCAGCCGCAGTGATGCGGTTCGCGTAGTCGAGCTTGAAGGTGTCAAAGCTCGCAACCTGACCGATGTAGGCGCGGTCATAAGCGGTCAACGTCTTGCCCTGAAGCGTCTGCCGGCCAGCCAGGTTGTTCGCCATGCCGTTGTAGTCGCGGGTCGAAAGCGCCAAGTAACGCGAATCAAAGTTCACGCCCTGCTCGTTGAAGATGGCTTCGCACTGGGCGACGTCATCAAACCCGGAGGCAGCGGAGAGACGCTTCACAACGAGCGTTCCCTGCGAAGCGGCCACGTTCATCACGGCGACGTTGATGTCGGACGCGAGCTTCTGCTTGGCCGAATCACCGAGGCGCTGTTCCTGAAGCGCGTCACGCAGTTCAGTCGCAGTCATGATCCAGGGAACAGACTGGTTGAACCCGATCGTTGCCGGAACGGAGAGCTGGGTGTAGTCGAAGAAGTTCGA